CACAAGCCGAACGTTCATTAGCTATAGCACAGGCCGCTACAGAGGCCGCACAAAAAGCTACAGAGGCCGCAACACGAGCACAAGAAGCAGAAGCACAAGCTAAACTATCACCAAAAGAACGTGCTACTAAAAGAAAAGAACCCTGGGTAGCTGTTTTGGAAACACATGTAAACAAAGATAATCCAGCAAATGGATTCTTTGAACTTGACTGGAATGAATATTTTGTAGTACAATTAAGACAAGCTGGATATGGCCTAGAAGGCGATCCAGACGAATTGGTTGTTGATTTATGGTTTAAGACACTAGCACGTAATATGCTAAGTGATGAAGGTTTAGAAATGAATCGCAGTCAAGGTTTTATTAATGTTCAGAAATTGGACGCAAACAGATCGGAAATTGGATGACCTATATCATTGTAGATACTGCTAACACATTCTTTCGTGCTAGACACGTAGTACAAGGAAGTGCTGACATTAAGTTGGGCATGGCTTTTCATATTACACTTAACAGTATTAAGAAAGCGTGGAATGACTTTGGCGGTAGCCATGTTGTCTTCTGCCTCGAAGGTCGTAGCTGGCGCAAAGACTTTTACAAGCCTTACAAAGCCAATCGATCCGAAGCTCGTGCCGCACTCACTGAACGAGAACAAGAAGAAGATAAGTTGTTCTGGGAAGCGTTTGACGAATTTAAGAAATTTGTTACAGAAAAAACTAATGCTACAATTTTACAACATCCTCGATTAGAAGCTGATGATTTAATTGCAGGCTGGACCCAAGCACATCCAGATGCCAAACATGTTATCATTTCAACAGACGGCGATTTCGCACAACTTATCAGTAGCAATGTTAGTCAATATAACGGTGTAGGCGATTTACATATTACACACGAAGGAACGTTTGATGCTAAAGGTAAACCCGTTAAAGATAAAAAGACAGGCGAGCCTAAGCCTGCACAAGACCCTGAATGGATGTTGTTTGAAAAATGTATGCGAGGCGACACATCAGATAATGTATTTTCGGCTTATCCAGGAGTACGTACAAAAGGATCAAAGAATAAAGTTGGTCTCATGGAGGCGTTTCAAGATCGTAAAACTCGCGGATATAATTGGAACAACCTCATGCTCCAACGTTGGGTAGATCATAACGGCGAAGAACATCGCGTATTAGAAGATTATCAACGTAATGTACATTTGTGTGATTTAACAGCTCAACCTAGTGACATTAAACAATGTATTCAAGAAACCATTCGAGCAAACGCTGTACCTAAAACTGTAGACCAAGTAGGAATTCGTATGCTTAAATTCTGCAACGCATGGGATATGAAAAAGATTGCAGACAACATACAGTCGTATGCTGAACCATTCCAAGCAAAATATCAAGGAGAACTAAATGTCACAACTATCTAAATTAGCAAAAGTAAATGAATCAATATCTATCAATCGTTACGACAACGGTTGGATGGTAGAGATTGGTGGAAGAGATAAAAAAGAAGATTGGAAAAATACCAAGACTCTTTGTAACTCTGAAGAAGAAGTCATTGCTCTAGTTAAAGAGTGGAACACATTACCATTAGATCAATAAGGAGAAAACTATGTTTGGAAATAATTATGCCAGCGATGGAATTATTAACTATCGTTCTGCTAGTGAAGTAAATCAAGCTATGGGTCGTGTGTATGGCTACATGGGCCTTGCTACACTAGTCAGCATGTTGGTCAGTTTCTTTGTTGGAACTAATCCAGAACTTGTAAAGTTTTTCTTTACAGGTGCAATGCATTGGGTGGTAATTTTTGCACCTCTAGTTGCTGTATTTGGAATTACTGTTGCTCTTAATGCTAATCCGCCAAAAGAAACTGCTGTCTTATTGTTAGCAGGATTTGCGGCAATTATGGGTTTGAGTTTTGCTGTAATCTTTGCTGTCTATACTATGGCAAGTATTGCTAGTGCCTTTATGGGTGCGGCAGTATTGTTTGGTACTATGAGCTTCTACGGATACTTTACTAAAAAGGATCTAGATAGCTTGGGTAAATTTATGTTTGTTGGTTTGATTGCTATTGTTATTGCTAGTATTATCAATATCTTTATTGGTAGTAGTGTAATGCAAATGGTTATTAGTGCCCTAGCTATTGTAATCTTTATGGGATTAACTGCTTATGACACACAACAAATTCGTGAAATTGTCACTACCGATTCAACCCCGGCCGCTGAAGTAATCGGTGCCTTAACTCTATATCTAGACTTTATAAATATCTTCCTAAGTTTGTTACAGCTATTTGGTGATAAAAAGGACTAACATGTCACGTGTATATCTAATTAAACCATTACACAAGAAAAGCATCTGCTGGATGATAGAATTGTTTCGCGATAACGCAGACGGTTCTACTAGTTGGGTCAATATCGAAGATCACTATCGGTGGGGTCAAGGATTTGTTGAATATGATGCTGATGTTAATTTGCCATATGAAGGGCAAACACAAGCATACGCAAAGACAAATTTTGGATGGGGCTCAGAACTCGAAGACGGAGTTGCTTGCTATTTTGAATACAGTGATGACTTTACTGACGAGCAAAAAGAAGCATTTGAAACTGCTTATCACGAAGGCGGTGCTGGATGGTTGTTTGACGGTGAGCACGATTGGCAAGTTGAAGATGATTACTTACTCATCGATGCACCTTTCCAAGTTAGTCTTTGCGAAGAAGATGGAACAGTTATTGAAGAAAATGTTAAACTAAGAGCTAAACCTAATCCTAGTACAAGTTGGCCGTTTAGTGAAGCATTTCCAAAACCAGATAGTGAAGGCGGAGAGACAGATTAATGAAATGCACTACTTGTGGTGATGAAATTAAAGTAAATTGCGATTGGCGGCAAGGACGCTGTCCACACAGACAACCCATGCTAACAGATTATCATTTTAGATATTATAATCTGTTGCAAACAATTAAAGGATGGTTTAAAAAATGACAGAGATACACGCAAAGCCTATCGTAGATGGCAAATTTTGGATTGTTGAAAAAGACGGAAATAAAATTGCCACCCTACATAAAAAAGAAAACAATAAATTTGTTCTTAGTAGTACTACAGGCGAAGTAATGTTTAATAAAAAAGAAGATTTACAAAAACAATTTGGTAAAGAATTCTTTTTGAAAAATACAAAAGTTAAAGTAACTACTGCTAGCACTACAGAAGAATATGAAGTCCACGGATTTCCTAGTATGTGCAAACCTTATAATTCGATGTATGATGTAAGACGCAAACTTCCGCTGTTTACAAAAAGTAACGCTAGTAAAAGTTTGTATTGTGCAGGATATTATACAATTAAATTTGAAAAAGGATGGGTACGTAGTTTTTGCCCAAAATTAATTACTATCGAACGTTACGAAAACAAAGGGCCATTTAAAAGCGAATTTGAAATGAAGGCAGTGTTATCTAATGCAAAATCAAATTAATACTAATCCCCTAATACAATTTACTCAAGTACTTAAAGCCGCAGAATTAAGTCAGGCAAAAGAGGTTAAGCTATCAATACAACAGGCCAGATTGCTTAATATTGCGTTAACTGAGGTTTTAAACAAAATAACACAAGATTACGAAGCTTTGTTTAACGAATTAAAGCAATCTACAAATACCGAAGTAGTAACTGTATCAATGGACGGTGTTGGGTTTTCTGACAAAAAATAGATAAATATATACGTACTTTTCGAGACGTATATATTATGAGCAGACCAAAACCTAAAGTTTTATTAGAACATATAAACAAAAAGACATACAAAGCTGAACAAGTTTTAGAGTCTGATGCCATTTGGGCTGTTTTTTACAAAGCCGAGCCTTTTAATCTAAAATCTTTTAGTAGTGTCACGAGTTACCCTGGTCCTAAATATAAAAAGACTAGTTTTAGCAATCCTGGCCACGCACACAATCTAGCTAAAAAATTAAATCTAACTTTTGGTACTACTGAGTTTGAAGTATATAAACTCACTACCGGTACCGTAGTTAAATGATATCAAATAGTACATACACCAAAATATTCTTAAAGCAATGGGACAAAAGCAGTGACGAGGCAAATGTCCAATTGTTCCAACGTAAATGGTTTGTAAACAATCGAACCAAAGTTGGTGGCGGGCTTAGGCTGACTGAAGACGGATTTGATTTTTTGGTAAAAGAATTGGACATGGCGTGTTATGAAATTCCGTTTACCGAACTTATTGAACTTAGTCCCCAAACTATTATATTTTTGGATAGGTACATAGACTGTCCATATTTTCTTACAAACCAAAGCATTACTGTCTTTACAGAAAAAAAGAGTTTTGAGCTATACATGTTTTCAGACGATATCCGAAAATTTGGGCTAATAAAAGCTATGAAAAATAGGCAAAGTACAGAAAATTCTGCTTGACTAGATCCTGCTACGGTGCTATAATACTTACATAGCGTAACACATTACCTAGCAACTTAACCCGTAAACTAAAGGAAGCAAAATGGCAGAAATTAATAGCCGAACAGTTGGCCCAAGAGGCGCTAAAAAGTCTTTGCGTAAGGCTTTTAAAAACAAACGTCCAATTTTCCTGTGGGGTCCTCCCGGAATTGGTAAATCCGATATCAT